TGACTCTGCAAAAAACATGGCTGCATCGACAAAAGTCATCGCTGAAGATGACGGTTCTTACTAATTAGTTGTTAATCAGAGCCCTCCCTTAAACAAGGAGGGCTCTTTTATTTTACTTATGATAAAGGGAGTTAAAAAGTCAGAGTTGACACCAGCTACTATTCTTCAGCGTATTAGTTCCTATGACATCTTCAGATATTACATGGGTCATAGGAGATGGGAATTGAATAAAGCCACTAACAGTCCTTTTCATGTAGACGATAATCCTAGCTTCCTTATAGGTAATAAGAATGGGTATCTTTATTACATAGACTTTGCTGATACTGACAAGAGAGGAGATTGCTTTGACTTCGTTAAAGACTTGTTCTATCTTTCTTCTTTACATGATGCATTGTTGATGGTGGATAGGGACTTTGGACTTGGCATTGTATCAGACCACAATCTGGGAGAATACAAAAAAATAAAGGCTGAATACAAACAGCCCGAGGAATTGCTGGGAAAGAGGTATTCCTATATACAGGTAGTGACAAGGAAGTTCACAAGAGAGGAACTGGACTACTGGAATGATTATCATCAGGACATTGAGGATTTAAGAAGAGAAAACATTTATTCCATAGCCAAGGTATATCTGAACAGGAAGCTGTTCTCAATAAAGGAAACTGAAATGAGGTTTGGATACTATTATGACGGTCATTGGAAAATCTATCGTCCTTACGGGGATAAGAAGACCAAGTGGGTTCCTAATAATGTTCCCATAACCACATTGGAGGGAATAGGCAACCTAGATAAGGAAAAACCTTGCTTTATCAACAAGTCGAAGAAGGATTTTATGGTAATAAAGAAAATCTACCCTTATTCTTGTGCAGTGCAGAATGAAGGTATTGCTTGTTTCTCCGAAGAGAATGTAGCTACTCTCAGAGAGAATTCAAGCAGTCAGATATTATCGTTCGATAGTGATGTCACAGGCGTTGCTAACTCTCAGCAGATAACTCAGCTGTTTGGATTTGGCTATTGCAATGTACCAAGACAGTATTTGTCTGAAGGAATAAAGGATTGGGCAGATTTGGTCAAGGAGTATGGAATGGAAGTGATAATTAATCATTTAAAAGAAAAAGGAATATTATGAATATGAACAGACATGTTTGGGAGAGTTGGACTCCCCAGAACTTTGTAGATGAACTTTCTCCAACTTTTGAAATGATACAGAGAGGAGAAAGTTGGAGAAAACCTTTTAAGGATGAAAAAGAACTAAAGGAATGGCTTAAAGACCAACAACCGTATTACAAGAAGCATATACCAGAAGTATTTAATTATTTTAAAAAACTACTAAAATGAAATTCGATAGGTACAGAGAAAACTTACACGTAATTGATGATAAAGTGTATTCATATGATACACATGTTGCAACTATAGACAGAGGTGAGTTGAAGATACACGGATGGTGGTCTATGACTACCTCAAAACATGTGAATTATGTAGCCAAGCAATTAGGCCTTAGGAAAGTATTCATTAACAAAAACTAATAAAATGAACAAGTTAGAGAATGAAGATCAAAAAGAGAAATTCTTTGCAGAATTGGAAGATAAAATGAAAGAACTGATATCTATTAGTTCTGATGTAATGCGTCTGATTAGAATTTGCTCTGGTAAGAATGCTGCGGATCAGCTTGATAATTCTTCCATGCAAATAAAAGATGATAAAGAAAATTTGAAGAAGCTGAAAAAAGAAGCAAGATTTGAGAAAGCGAAAGCTGACCCCTATTTCGGTTTAGGAAGTAAGACTAAACTATTCATAGCTGAATTGTCAGAGAAGTCGAAAAAGGGGGTAGTGTACATTTACAGTGCACTGTGTCAGCATACGGCAGTAAAATACGGTATAGTGAAAAGTAATGGTTCTGTTAATAACAGCCAGATAGGACATCTCTTGGAGAACCTTGAACAGAAAGGTCACTGTACCATAGGTTACGTAGGTAAGAGAAAAGCGTGGTTTAAATTTAACTTTGAAGAATAATGAAAGTAAAAAAGGAGTATTATGATTCGACGAGAAGTGAGCTGATTTCAGTTTCACTTCCTGAGGAAACAAGGACTTATAAGCCCATAACTCACGAACAAGTGATGGATCTTACGCTTGAGAGCATTTATCAGGCAGGTCTGACTGTGGAAAGGGAGGAATATAGGTCAGGAAGGGAAGGCAATGTTGCAACTGGAAGCTATTACATATCTACAGGAGGAGACAGCGAAATGCAGCTCAAGATTGTATGGCAGAACAGTTATGACAGAAGTCGCCCCCTTATCTTCGGAATTGGTGCAAATGTAATAGTGTGCACCAATATGATGATGGCATTTCGAGCTATCAACTCTTTCAAGAAAAAGCACACTGGAGAGATACAAACCTTCGCCCCAGGCATCATTCCTGAATACATCAAGGGAGCAGGAGAAGTTTTCCTTGGACTTCAGAAAGACAGGGAGGTTATGAAACAAATCCCTGTAGACAGGAAAATGACAGCCGAGATTCTCGGGAGGTTGTATCTTGAAAAGGAGATTGTCGAAGCCACTCAATTGAATATCATCAGGAGAGAGCTCGACAAACCTACTCACAAGTACAACAGCCCGGGCAGTCTTTGGGAGCTCTATCAGTTTACTACTTTCGCCATAGGAGGAATTCATCCTTCCAGATGGCTTAGCGATCATGTAGAAGCACATGAATTCTTTTCTGAGATAGCTGGTCTATGGACAAGCGAGGCAGAGATTGTTCAGCCTACCATTGTGATTCCTGACACTCAATTAAGTCTATTCGACGATGATATGGGAAAACTTTAAAGACTATTTTCATGAAAGCTGGCATAGGAAAATGCGATCTTTCATAGAGAGCGAGGAATGCGACAGGATTTATGCGTTTCTAAAGAAGGAAGGGAGAAGGGGCAAGAAGATTGCCCCTCTTTCTTTTGACACATGGAGATGTTTTAAAGAGACTTCCTACGATGAGCTCAAGGTAGCTATATTTGGACTATCTCCCTACCATACGTTCAGAAAAGGCTTGCCTGTGGCCGATGGGCTGCTGATGAGTTGTGTCAATGGAGGAAAATTACAGCCCTCCCTTGAAAAGTTCTATGAGGCTATAGAGAGGGAATTGTATGACGGATTGCATCTGACATATGAAAAGACTCTCGACACCTCATACCTTGCCAGGCAAGGAGTATTGATGGGTAATATATCGCTTACATGTGAAATGAACAAGGCCGGTTCCCACATTGCATTATGGGAGCCCTTTATGAAATATCTTCTTGAGGAAGTGCTCTTTGGAACAGGAGTGCCGATAATATTCTTGGGAAAAGAGGCGGGAAAGTATGAAAGGTATGTTCCTCCCTTTACTTGGCACTTCACCGTCAGCCATCCTGCCAACGCCTCCTACATGAATGTTGATTGGGAGACGGACGGATTGTTCAGGAAGATAAACAAGATATTGAAAGATAGTAACGGATATGAAATTAAATGGTTAAAAACAGATTAAGCTATGTTAATAGAAGTAAAAGATTTAAAGGTAGGAGATGAAGTTATACTTCCGAAAAATTCATTACTCATGTATTTGAAAGTGACACGACCTCCTCTCTTCAATAAGAAGACAAACAAATGGTCAAACAGAGTATGGGGAACCACGAAAGTCAACGAAAATACCTATAGCTATGGTGGAAGAACTTATATAGCTCATACTTACGAATGTACCCCCGACGGACATAACATTGAAAAGCCTTTTTTCATAGGTTATAAGAAAATGTGGTTGGTTAAAGACAAAAGCGGAAGATATGAAGGTTTTATCAGGTGAAATAAGAAAGGGTGACTTTATCATAGTAAGCTTTGCATATAGTCATATTTTTGGCTTCTTTCTAAAAGAAGCAGCTACGATTCATTTCTACAGCTTAAGTACATTATCGTGGTGGTTGGATGGAAAATTTGAAAAACCTCCCAGAGTAGAATATCTACAGTTGTATAAGTGGAAACGTATTGCCAAGTATGATATCAATCTGGTCACTGACACGAAAGTAATAGAGATGTACGTAAAGTCAATCGAAGCATTGAAAAAACTTAAAATTATTGGATAATGATAGTAAAAGAACAGAAGCAGTCTGAAGTACTCACAGAAGGAGTTATTCAGGAGTCAATAGCAATGAGCCTTGATTTGGAATCAGCACCATTTCTTATGCAGATGTTGAGTAAGAATCTGTATTCAGATGATGTGGGTTCAACCATCAGGGAAACAGTTAGTAATGCACTTGATTCGCATAGAAGGGCGGGTATAACAAAGCCCATAGTGGTAGGTTTGCAACCTCAGTCTGATCAGTCCTATGAGTTTACTGTTGAGGATTTCGGCACAGGTTTGGATGATAAGGATGTAAAACATATAATCAGCAAGTACGGAAAATCTACTAAAAGGCTGATAGACAATGAGTTGGGCATGATGGGTCAACAACCTAGGCCCAGCACAAAGTAATTTGTGTAAAAAACACTGGATGAATTTTTGGAAATCTAAATTAAGTTCCGTAGATTTATATCCTAAACAATACATTCGTATGGGATATATCTATAAAGTTAATCATGAATATTTTGAAGAAATAGATAATGAATATAAGGCTTATATATTAGGTCTTATTTATGCAGATGGTTGTATATGGCAGCCTGTAGGGAATAGACAGTTACAATTAAGGATTAACCTTCAAGAAGAAGACGGTTATATTCTTGAAAAATTTGCAACTGAAGCAGGAGGAAGAGATGTGAAAACAACTCATTATCCTTCAAATGTTTCCAAACAATGGAAGAAGACATCAACAGTTGATATACATTCAACTAAAATGTGTCAGACGCTTATAGGTTATGGTTGCAATATACAAAAAAGTAGAGTAGGAATGACTTTTCCTAAGCTTGATGAAACTTTAATCCCTCATTTTATAAGAGGATTTATGGACGGTGACGGTAGTATAATTATTAAACCTCTTGGTTATAAATATAAGAGGAAAACTACATATACAATATCTACACCTCATGTTCAACGATATAAATTAAAAGTTGCGTTCTGTTCGACAGATAAAACTTTTCTTGAAAAATTAGTTGAACACCTTCCTATAAAGAAGTTTTATATGGCAAAAAGGATTAGAAAACAGACTGTATACATTCTCTGGATAGAAAATACAAACGACGTACAGTCTTGTTTAACCTATTTATACCAAGATGCATATTATTTTCTTCGTAGAAAACATGATAAACTTGAAGAATTTAACAAGATAATCAAAAGCGAAGCTACGGGTGCACCTGTAGAACGTTTAGAGACTACCTGAGCAATATAGTTTGCTTAATAACAGGAAGTAGCTAATGGTAGTGCATTAGTGAAAAAGCGTCCAGCCCCTGAAAAGGGTGATGATATAGTCCGATACTCTGAGAAATCAGAGATTAACAAAAAGCTAGGATTCAAATCCCCTCTATCATATTGCTCCAGTTTTTATTTCATAACAAGGAAGAATGGAATTGAGCGTAAGTATATGATGTATGAGGGAGAGGAAGTGAATAATATTGACCTGCTGTACGAAACCAAGACAACCAAGCCTAGCGGCGTAAAAGTTGTTATTCCCGTAAAACGTGGTGATGTATATTCATTCGTAGATAAGATGAGGGAGCAACTTGCCTATTTCGAGCATGTCTATTTCGATGTGAAAGTCCCATCAGGAGGATATTATAATGGAAGGTATCGTTCAACGGCTGATATACCTAATGGATTCAAGATATTCAGACATGAGGATTTTCAGATTTCTGAACTGACGCAGGATAAGTCAATGCATATTTGCCTTGATGATGTCTACTATCCAATGGATTTCTCCAAGTTGGGAATTTCTATCATAGAGGTTCCGGTAGGTCTGAGGTTTGGACTGAATGATGGGTTAATGCCTACTCCTAACAGGGAAAGCATTCGTTATACCCCTGAAGCGAAAGCAATCATCATTGACAAGATCAAGAAGGTGGCAGACTATTTCTTCACCGAATACAATAAAACGATTCATGACAGTGATGATGTATTCGCCGTGGCCAATTATCTTAGAGATACGAGTAAAATCGTAGTAATAGAGGACAGAACATATAACATAACTCCTCTGGCAAGTTATACGACAGTAAAAATAAGCACGCCTAAGCTGAAAGGAATAACAAGGTTAGATCTAGGTCGAATTTTAGTGAACGATTCTTTTCTGTTTGGGGAATATGTAACAACCTCAATCATAAAACATGGAAGATTTTCAAAGTCAATCTATTATAGCGACATAACTATGCAGCTTGTTACGGTAGAAAACAAAGGCAATTTAATATGCACATACAAGGACAAGCTGGGAGAAATCAAAAAGGAATACATAAAATACCAATATCCAGATCAGGCGGCTGGATATGGTAAAATAAAGTTCCTAAGAAAATCAACTCCTTATAAACTGTTTAGCTTTAAAGACCAACCTTCATACTATAGTATTCTTGGACTAAGAAAAGTGCCGAGAAGTGAGTGGAGGGAAACGATAAAGGAGTTTCAATATCTGCAATCTCTCTTGTTCAAAAACTTTGTTGACTTGGATAAACTTGATATTCCTCAGGAATGGCTTGCTGCAAGGAGAAAGAAGAGTGTAGTTGCCGTAACATCTACAGGTAAAGTGTTGTACAGGAAACCCAAATTGAAAGGTGAAATAATCTATAAGAAGGCGGTAGATCTGGAAAGATATTGCCGAGGTAACAACTGTAAGTTTGAATCTGAGACCTGTAAGTTGGAGGAGATTTGCAAGCGACCCTTTCTGATGATATATGCCGGACACAATGATGCCAGCAAGATGGATCAGCTTTACGGCATACTTGATAAGAAGAAGGTGAAAATTATTACTCTCTCCGACAGGGAGATGAAACTTGTAAAGGATGCCGACATACATAACCTCATCTCTTATGAGGACTTCATGAAAGGCAATAACAAGGTTTTTCAGAGGGCTGTGAGTGCATTCCTCATAGATGGTCTGATAGATACTTATGAAAGAGTGTTCGCCAGACGTTACTTGTTTGACCCTGTATCTGCCAGATTTTGTGGACAACTTAATAAGCTGTTTGATTACAAGGAGAAGTACATGTTTACTAATGGATTGTCCGATGTCTACAAAGAGATGTTGGAAGTAGCTGAAAAGGGTAATCTTTATGACACAATGATACATGATGTGTATCTGCAAGTAAAAGACACCTTTGAGAAATTTAAATTTATCGAGCTGGTTTTCAGGAACATTTCATGGGGAAATGAGGATGATATGTCAATTATTTTGACTAACTTGTGTAAATATCACAAGTTTAGGATGGATTATAAAAATTATAAACATAAAGTGGTTAACAATTAAAAACAAACAAAATGAGCGTTTTCAGTTTAGATTGGTTTAGATCCAAGAAGAAAGAGGCAGATCCTCTTTACGATTTGTATGTGGAAGAGCAAAAGCTCAAGAATGAAATCCTGAGGCAGAAGGTCGAGAAAAAAGACAAGCCTTACAGGAAAATGACCCTGGTAAATGATGTACTCACCGTTGTAATGAACGATGGCACCATCATAGTGAAACCTGAATGCTCACAGAACGATTTCATGTTGGCAAGAACTGCTGAGACTGAGGATCAACTGTTTGAGGTTCTGAAGGATCTGAATCTGCTCAGTGAAAGAGAAGATTGGGAAAAGTCAAGGGAAAATACCGAGAGGGTATATAAAGGATTCAACGTCGTCACTAAATTAAAGGACTTTGAGACAAAGGACGATTGTATTTACATCAAGGGAATAAACAGAAGCCTTCCTGAACTGCTTGTCATTAGGATAGGAAAGGTTGCTGAGAAATATCTTGATGAAAAAGGGAATGTTGATGAAGATGCTCTGTCTAAGGATGATGAATATCTGTCCCTCAAGAGGTTCTTCATGTGGTGTTGCCTGAATCCAAGGGCCGAGGTGGCTGAGAAACTTTATGACTTCCTGGAGAAGAACAAGTTCAAGTTCACTAAGCAAGGAATGTTCGTGGCACTCAGAAATGTTGTCAATGTGGCTGGAAGTGACAGTGAGATTGTCGATTTCATAAGTAATGCCTATAACAAGGTAAAAGGTGTATGGAAGAAGAATCCTGTAGATTATCATGTGTATGAAGAAAAAGAAGGTTATGTTCTTGTTCATAGAACTAAGATTGACCAGGGATACGAAAAGTATATAGGTAATCTCAAAGATTTGTATGTGGATCTTCCCAATATGCGTGAGAACCGCTTTACTGACAACTGGACAAAGACCTTTGACATTCGTATTGGAAAGACTGTATGGATGGACCCCAAAGAATGCAACTGGAGTACGCAGGATTGTGCTGCCGCTGGGTTAGTAATGTAGCCCCTTCATGTAGTAATATATGAATGAACATCGAGCAAAAACGGTGAAATCCTTCAAAAAAGCTAAATACTTACAGTACTTAGAGTTAATGGACAATACCGTGCTAAACACAGAAACTAACAGGTCTGTGTCAGTGTAACGCATAGAGGATGAAACTTAGAGATAAGAATATAATTCCTCCACGAGTGCTCGACAACCTGTTTACAGGTTGAAAATATATGCTGAACTTACACAATGATAAAGTGTAAGAAGTAAGAGATAAAAAGCTCTTACGATAACAAATTGTACATTTCGCTGGTTACACTGCTCCTTATGTACTGTGTGGAGACACTACCGTTTTCACTATCATCAACCCCATGAAAGTCGTGGGAATTGGTACGGAGAAAGGAAGATGCTACGAATACCTTCCCTTTATGACTACTAGTGTGAAAGAAGCCGATGAGATTATGAATGCAGGTGATTTCGACTTCCTTCAGCTTGATGAGCAGTATGCTATTGACGAACTGAAAGGATTGGAAGAAAAAGTGAAGGAGGGATTTGCCACTGAAGCAAAGAAGCATCAGTTCAACATATCTCCTATATCCTCTGTCGATGTACATAATATCGTTAAATCGCTTTCCATAATGGAGAGTGAAATAAAGAGAAGGGTCATCGAAGTGAAATAAAAAGATGAGTGCTACCATGAATTTTGTTAAATTTGTGGTAGCACTAACTTTTTTAATTATGAGCAAGAAAAAACCAACTCCAAGAAAGCCTAGGACAAGAGGGGCAGGAACCTACACTGAAGCAGCCTTCTGGGCAATGATACGCTTCACATTAAGAGAAAAATCAAGGTATTGGAAGCCCATCGCCTTATGCAGGAAGAATCATAGAAGAAAAGTACAGACTGTAGGAAAGAGATGGAAATACGAGTATCAATGCAATAACTGTCATAATTGGTTTGACATAAAAGACATTGAGGTCGACCATATTGTTCCTGTAGGAAGTCTTAATTGTGCAGAAGACCTGCCAGGGTTTGTTGAGAGACTTTTTTGTGAGATAGACGGTTTACAGGTGCTTTGTAAAGAATGTCACAAGAAAAAAGAATGAATTATGAGCGGATATAGTAGCAGCATCACATGTCCTAATTGTGGTGGAGATGCAGAAATATATACTGACTGGAAGCCTTTTGACTACAGTTCTATAACATGTTATCATTGCGGGCTCCAAATATATCCTAAAATATCCTATATGACTCTCAAGGAGTTAAATGAACAAAGAAAAAATTGGGATTTACCAATTTTAAGAAAGAAACCTAAACAAGAAAAAGATATTTGGTAAAATTAATGAATTATGATACAAGGAACCAACAAAAACAGTAGTGAAGCTGCATACAGGGAGATATACCTTGACAGCAGTTCAAGTCTGAAAGAATTCAGCTTAGACAGAAAGAAATATTACAAGAAATACCTCCTCCACGAAGAGGTGGAGGATAAAGACACGAATGCCATAGTGATGGGTAAGCTTGTCGAAACAATTTTATGGCAGAATGAGCTCTTTGACGACAAGTTCTATATGTCGTCGTGCGTAGAAGCACCAACAGGACTTATGCTCAAGTTTGTAGAGGCATTGTATGAAACATCAAGGGATGCCACTAATGAGGACGGGGAAATAACAAAGACCTTCGAGGAAATGTGCAATGAGGCATATTTGGCAAGCGGTTATAAGATTTCCCTTGATAGAGTAATGAAGAGCTTCATTGGCACTGACGCCGAGATATATTATAATGAAATCAGGACTGCTAGGAGCAAGAAACTGACGGTGGTTACTGCTGAACAGGTGAATATGGCCGAGAAGATAGTGGAGGAGCTGAAGAACAATCAGTTCACCAGAGACATAGTCAACCTTATGAGTAATGCAAGATATGATGTGAAAATTCAGTTCCAGGTGGAAGGCTATGAGGTGAACGATCTCATATTTAAGAGCATGATGGACCTGTTTGTCATAGATCACCTGAAAAAGACCATACAGGTGTATGATCTGAAGGTGGTGTGGGCTGTAGAAAACTTTTATGATGAATATTATCTGTATAGGAGGGCCTACATGCAAGCCTATCTGTATTATATGGCAGCTATCCATTACAGAAGTGAAATTAACTCCGAAGTTTCCGACTATACAGTTCTTCCTCCAAAATTCATTGTCTCTGACAGTGCTAACTACTATAATCCTTTGATATATCAGATGACAGAAAAGGACTTGATTGAGGCATATGATGGATTTGAGTATAAAGGTAGAAATTACCCGGGCGTAAAAGAAACCATAGAAGACCTCAAATGGGCACTGAATATGAATGTCTGGAATATCAGCAGGAAGAATTATCAGTCAAATGGTTTAGTTTTCTTAAATTAGTGGAGTATGATAGAAGTGAAAAAAGAGAAAAGGATGACTATAACCTCCATATTCATGGTGGCAACTCTCAAAATACCGAGAGATAAATTAAGAGAGAACAATTTCCTGAATGCATATTCAAGAGATGACATGCGGGAAGTGCAGTATAAGGACGCAATCTATCTTTTGTTCAAGCCTGATGATTTGGACAAGTTTAGATATTTCCTGGATGGTGAATATGAAAGAACAAAACAGATAATAGACGATTATGACTATCCGAATGGATTTGTCGTTGTAGTGTACAAGTTGAATATGAACTTTTCTGATGATTTTAACCTTGTAAGACAAGGTAAGTATTCCAAGACCTCCAAGTTATTTCAGTCGCAGTTTCCAAGGACTCTGACAATAAACATCAATGGAATGGACAGAGAAGAAGTGTCCCTTCAATACAGGGTGTTTAACAAGACTAAGGATTTGATTAGGTTTTGGGAAGAGAAGTTTGATATGACTCTTGATAAAGATCAGGAGATATGGTATTGTTTTAACGAAGATGATGAAACATTAACAAAAGAAATATTGAAAGAATATGAATAACAGTGAAATAGAACTCGAACTCATGCAAAGGTTCGGTCTTGATAAGACCGTGGTGTTTGCTGAAATGGTAAGTGTGATGTATGACTTACTGTATAAGGATACTATGTCCCGTAATGCGGAGGACGTGTGTGACTATGATTATGACAGAGATTGGTGGAAAAAGAAGTACACTGAACTGAAGAAGCTGCAAAGACGTACTTAACATAATATATTTGCTTGGAACGAAAAATTATTTATTTTCTGCTATAACCAAAATTGTTAATATGAATAATCGAAATGCTTCTGAAAAAGGACCCCCCGTCATAATCTGTTGGGAACTAATAACTTGAAAATTAACTATTTAGGTTAGATAAAATTTTCAAAAAATGTTGGAAAATAGAGGATGATATATTAACTTTATCATCCTCTATCTTTCAAAAAACTTTAAAAATAACTTATTATGAGTAGAACAACTTTTGAAGTTCCACAGTCAAGGCATCCCTTTGCTGGACTTGGAACAGGAATAATTGTCGCTGAGAACGGCAAGGAGGAGCCCAAAATCACTATCAGATTCCCTCTTTACGGAATAGAGGTAGTAACTGCCAAAGGAGATGATGCAAAGAGACTTATGATGAAGATGAACTCCGATGAGTATTTTATCGAGGACAGGATAGATTATATAAAGAGTGTAGCCTGCTCGACATTGGGAATAGATGAGTTTACAATAAACACGGCCAAAAAGAACGAAAGGGCTGTCTTTGCACGATGGTTGGTCTGGAAATATCTGAGAGAGAATACAAATTTATCACTTGCTAAATGTGGAGATTTATTTAAAAAGGATCATGCCACAGTTAAGCACGGAATAAAGAAGGTAGCACCAGATGAAGTAAAGTATATGAGCAAGTGGCAACAGATAGCGTACTATTCATTCCAAGAAAAAACAAAAGACTTAAGTTAACTTACTATGGGAAAAAAGCAAAAGGAATCGGACGAAGGAAAAAGCAAGCTAGAATTAATGTTCGAGAAATTAAACAAGGCTTATGGAAAAGGCACGATAATGTTATTGGGAGAAAAGATAAGAGACGAATATGACATTATTCCCACAGGATCAATAGGATTTGACTACAAGACTCTTGGTGTAGGGGGGTTTGTGAAAGGAAAGCTGTACGAACTGATAGGATGGGAGTCCGTAGGTAAAAGTACAGTATGCGCCCATGCTGTAGCTGAATGTCAGAAGACAGGGGGACTTGCCCTTTATATAGACAGCGAGCATGCTGTAGACCCTAATTATTTCAAGGCTCTTGGTGTTGATATCGATCACCTGATCATCTCTCAGCCAATGAATGGCGATGAGGGATTCAATGTGGCCATGGAGGCCATAAAGAGCGGTGAGATTGATCTCGTAGTAATAGATTCTGACTCATCAATGTTGCCTAAGGCAGTGATTGACGGGGAAGTGGGAGACAGTGCCATAGGAAAGAAGGCCAAACTTAATAGCGACGCTTATCCAAAGCTCAAGACAGCTCTTGTGAATAACAATGTATGTGTAATAGTCATCTCCCAGTATAGAGAGAAGATTGGTGTTATGTTTGGTGATCCTCGCACAACTCAGGGTGGACATGCTCTCAAGTACTATGCTGACTGTCGCATAGAGATGAGCAGGAGCCTGATAAAGGAAGGGGATGTAATCACCGGCAATAAAACGACAATAAAGACTCTGAAGAACAAAACATTTCCTCCTTATAGGAAGTGTGACTTTACTGTCGTATTTGGAAAGGGAATTGATAAGATTGAAGAGCTTGCTACATTAGCGATGGACTATGATGTCATTGTCAAGTCAGGAGGATGGTATTCATATGGAGATACCAAGCTGCGTGAAGATGAATTGTATCAATTGCTTGAAGACAATCCTGAACTATTTGATGAAATGCGTGAGAAAATAATAGAAAAGATTAAGGAATTATGAGCAAGTTCAAAGTGGGAGACAAAGTTCGTAAGCCAGAAGGTTATTCCTTCGATGGTATAATAGTGGCCATATTTGAGAATACAAAAGGCCAGACAAGAGTGGTTGCAGAGTTGGAGAATAACGGGATGCTTCACATATTCACTGAGAAACAGCTGGAACTAAGAGAATAATGAAGCAATGTAGTGTAGAAGGTTGCAACAATCCAGTATGGAGCAAGGGACTATGTAAACACCATATCCCTAAGACCCATATAAAGCCCGTGAGAGCCTCTACAATGGCATCAAGGGAAAAACGAAGGGAAGATACGGATGAGATGAGAAAGTTCTTCCTGACGATCTGGAGTAAGCGACTGCACTATTCAGAGGTAAGTGGAGAGTGGCTAGGAAAGGAGCCACTTTCCATTTACTTTCATCACATCCTTCCAAAGAATAAATATCCTGAAGCCAAGTTTGATGAAGAAAATATAATTCTTCTTACATTTGACGAACATCAGAATGTTGAGTCTAATAAATTTCGTTATGAAGAAATAAACATTAGAAGAGAACGCCTACAAGAAAAATACAAAGTTCTTTGAATTAAATATTTTCTTATCAAGAGAACATTATCTGTCCTGATAGCTCAGTTGGAAGAGTGTCACACTGATATTGTGAATGTCGTAGGTTCAAGTCCTACTCAGGACACTTTAAAAAGTGATTAATCGCACTTTTATTCATATTTAAAATTATCATATGAATGATAGAGGAGAATTAACTTTACAATCTACTGTGAATCATTTGATTATACCCTTTTTCCATACGTTCACCAGCGTATTACATACGTTTGTGGACGTATATAATACGCTTATAGACGTATGAAAAATATTTACGCCAAAAATGCGTAAACTTTAACAATTATATTATATTTGTACATAAATATAACGTATGATGAGAAAATCTTTTCTTAAAAATACTACTACTGAAAGATATGTTGTAATAGATAAAGAAACTGGTGAGGTAATGGATGAATATACTAATAACTTATCGTATTTAGCCAATACCAAGGAGGAGTTCTACTTAATGTACTCGTCAATGGTTCTAATCCTTAAGACATCTAAGGATGTAAATATGAAACTATTTGCCGCTCTTCTTGAGAGGTATTCACATGGTGCAGAATTTAGTATGAGTAAAGGTTTAAAAACTATAATTGCTAAGGAGTGTGAATGTTCACCTAGATCATTAGATAATTCCTTTTCATTTCTTGTTAAAGAGCACGTAGTAATAAGACTGGATGGTAATCTTTATAGAATTAATCCAAGACATATATTTAAAGGTTCTTCCAATCAGAGGAACAAGGAACTGAAGGCAGTTTTAGAAATGTATTGTAAAGATTGTTAATTAAAATAATTAAAATGAAATCAACAAAAATTATGAGTAAACCTTTTAAAAAACTTAGAGGCTACAGAGTATATCTCGTAGCTCCTCCTGTACCTACAGGAAAGATCGAACTTTCATCACAGACGAAGAAATCAGTGCAAAAAGACTTGGTCACTGAGTTCATGCGACTCAAGGTATATGCCGTAGGAGACTCAGTTACCGATATAAAGGAAGGTGATGAGGTGCTTGTTCAGGACTTTGCTCTTAACAATGCCCCCTATATTGAATAGTACATGTGTGGTGATGAAGATAACAATAGATGAAACCAATAAGAGGATAACAGTTGAGCAGCCTGTCATTATACAGGAGCTGCTCAACTTCCTCACAAGTCATAATATTGACTTGAATGAATACACTCTTGATACAACGGTATATGCCTATTATCCGTATATTCCTTCGTATCCTGTATGCCCGAGTACTCCTACTATCTATCCTATCATTACGTATGATACAAACACTACGAAATGAGTGAGCAATTCATATCATGTAAGTGTATCACTTACGGAAGAGTAGACATGTTGGAAGAATCTCTACAGAGTTTCCTTCAGCAGGACTATCCTTCCGATAAGTGTGAGATGGTAATAATAAATGATTACCCTTTACAGAAGCTTATCTTCGATCATCCTCAGGTGAGGATAATAAATCTTGACTATACATTTGATACAATAGGTGCCAAGGAGAACTTTGCTACAGAACAATGCAAAGGTGATGTGATATGCCAGTGGGATGATGATGATCTGGCAATGCCTAATCATTTACAGAATGTAAATAAGTTCTTCATATCTGGATCTGATCTACTTCACTGGCATAAAGCCATATTTATGAATATGCCGAATATATCAGAAATAACCGGCGTAGGAAATTCAGGGATTGTATACAGTAGAAAAGGATGGAAGCTTGTGGGTGGATATCCTCTTGAGAACGCTGGATACGACATGACATTTGTCATAAATATAAAGACCAAATCTAAAAACATAGTGTTTGCTGAACCTCCGGATAATGAAGCAAGCTGGGTATATTGCTGGGGAGGTAGAGGATATCATATGTCAGGCCAAGGAACTGACACATTGGATAGACCTAATGTGATTCAAAGACATTCAAGTTATATAGAATCCCAGAGAAAGGCAGGTAGAATACCAACAGGGGAGATAATACTGAAACCTCATTGGAATATGAATTATAAGGAGAAATTTGAAAACTTTCTTAAATCGAGAAAAGTATGACGGTAGATTTCATAATACCTACCTATGATAGAATTGATTTCCTTAGATCAATGCTTTCTTCATTACTAGTTCAGACAGATAGTAATTGGAGGGCCACAGTTGTTATAGACGATAATGAGAACAAAGATATTGTGTCTCTCATAGAAGATTTACATAACAGTAATATCAGATATATTTTCGCGGGAGAAAGGTATAATGATTGGGGGCACACTCCAAGAGAAATAGGTAAGCAGCAATCTGATTGTGATTACATCATAATGACAGGAGACGACAACTATTATGCTCCTGTAACTGTATCTGAAATACTGAGCATAGCTGCTCAAAACCCTGAAATTATATATTGGGATATGGTGCACTCTCATTATCAGTATTCTTACTTCAATTGCAAACCCAGTTTTAATCAGATTGATATGGGTGCATTTGCTACCAGGAGAGACATTGCACAAAGCATAAAGTTAAAGAGTACGTATGCTGCCGATGGAGATTTCATAGAAGAGATCAAGCGAACATACTCTAATATAAAGATGATAAAGATAAACAAGGTATTGTTTGTACATAACTAATTACATGGAAGAAACAGCATTAACAAAAATAGCGAATAAATACCATTGTGATAAAGGTACTGAAGCCTATGAAAAGCATGGATATACCGAAGAATACGCCAAGTATATTCCTTTAACAGGGAAGTATTCTCTTCTTGAGATAGGCATATGGCATGGCGATTCATTGAAGATGTGGAGGGAATATAACCCCGACCTTGATCTACATGCAATAGATATAGATGCTAACTGTCTGAGGTATATAGGGAATCAATCGGATCATGAATTTCTCAGTACAGTAGTAAAGGGGAAAGAGTTTGATTTCATAATAGATGACGGCAGCCACTATATGAATGACATATTGAACTCGTTGTATTATCTGTATGACTACCTGAAACCAGGAGGATACTACTTTATAGAAGATATACATGCAGGACAGGCTCAAAAGGAGAAGCTTATTGAATCACTAATCTCGTACTTTCATGACAAACCTTCGCGCAAAATGTCTATGATATGCAACGATAAACTCATACTTATTATAAAATGATCTCTGTAATAATAAATAACAGAGATCTTTTAACATGGCCGAAAGCCATGGTAAGCAGGATAGAAAGGTATGCAGGAGTAGGAGAAATAATAATCGTGGACAATGGTTCCACCTACGAACCTCTATTGGAATGGTATAAAACATTTCCCTGTAAGATAGTAAGATGTAAGAATCTTGGACATGCTGGTGCATGGATAAGCGGGGAGGTAAACAAATTGACATCTCCTTATGTGGTAACTGATAGTGATCTGGGACTAGATGATACTCCTAATGATACTCTCCTGTATCTGGAAGATAAAATGAACTCCTTACAGCTTGATAAAATAGGACTGGGTTTAAATTGGGAGATAGTAAGCAAAGACTCTCCGTATTATAATCATGTAAACGGATATGAAAAGAATAGGTGGATGACATCCACTATAAAAGACAGTGTCTACCTGGAAATACAGATAGACACTACCTTCGCATTATACAAACCAAAACACTATTTCATAGGAGGAGCTTCTACAACTCTTCCATATACGGCAAGACATTATCCATGGGAACTATCATTGGACGAATATAAAAGTAATGTCGAATTCAGATATTACATAGACCATGCTAGTACATCCTCATCATATAAAACTTTTCTTCGCCTCTAGGTAGTCAACCTCTTTCTAGAAAGAGAACCAATAGGAGCTTTCTTGCTCGTAGTAGACTCTTTCATAAAGTTTTTCTTCATGTTGTACTTAGCTACCTTAGGAGCTTTCTTATTTACAGTGCTTTTCATTTGCCTTTTCTTGCCCTTCCCATAGCCTTGAATGTCTTTGCCAGAGCATACCTACGTGTACCAGGCCTACAAGTTGGACCCCCAAACTTGCTTCCTGTACACACACCTTCAGTACCACGTCTTTTTATGCTGGCTGTGGTCTTCTGAATCCACTTCTTTGCCATTTCATTTCTTCTTTTTAGGAGCGAACGGTAGGTTTTCCTTCTTGGAAGGAGTAATCTTCTTCCCGGGCTTCTTAGGAGCAAAAGGGAAATTGTCTTTTTTCTTTTCCATGATTTTCATTTTTTAACTTTACCACCACATTTTAAACAAGGTTTAGTAGAAGATTTCTTCGTACTCGCTTTAACTTTTGTTTTCATTCTTTTCAACCTTCATTACAGGAGTCTCTTCGACTTCCTTTATTACACCTTTCTCCACGTACTCAGCCATGATGTCTTCTATGATATCATTGGCCCTATCGGCAAGCAGGATTTGTGCTGCCTGCTCAGTGCTCAGGATAGCCCTGATAGTGTTGAGAAGAAACCCAAAGTCCCTTCCTGAAATGGTGATCTGGTCACCGTTCTCCCAAGTGTACTTCTTGGTTCTGTCATACTTCGCCATAATTGTTGATTTTAATGCTAAATATTATTGTTGAATTTGTTTTCATACTCTTGCCAAGATCAAGCCTTATATTGAACATATTATTCAGCCTGAGAATCTCCTGTAGCAAGTTGTTAAAGTAGACGGGAGTGCTTGGAGCAACCCTGAAATGCATGCTATACGGTGTTTTCGCTATATCTACATGACATAATTCATCCACCGAACCAACGACTCCAAGCAACTGTTGAATGAACACTTCATCGTTGTCAGCAATTATTTCAGGGAACCCCCGCCTGTTAACCTCCATTTCTTCCTCCTCCAAGACTGAGCAAGTATTTCGTCTTATCGCATTCTCCCACAATCTCATCAGCTATTGCTGACACTCCCAACATCTTGTTATTGTCAGCATATCTCTTCAATTGAGAACCGAAAGTCGAAAGATTTTCCACAACCATAAGAGAACAACCAAGCATATAGTTATCAATAGGAGGCACCTTGACAGACATAGGTCTCATTCCTGTCCTCCCCATAATGTTTTCCACAATAGAATCCCTTCTATCGTCTATGAACTCATACAGGTCACCTAATATCTGATGTTCCCTGTATATGGGAGTCTGCCAATGATACACCTGCAACTGTATGTAAAAATAAAACAGCTTCGATGCTATTGTATCCAGGGAGAGTTCTTCTCCTACAGGCATCATGCTCTCAGGAAATAAGTTTAGTGCCATGTTCTTTATATTTTAGTTAGCTGTGGAAGGTTCTAAAGTGGTAGTAGTGGTGGTGAGACATCCTTCTCCAGCCTCAACCACCAGCACGTTTAAAGCATCGTATGAATACGATCCTCTCAAAGCGCAGAAAGGAGTAACACCTGGTCCACATTCAATCTGCTGCATCTGACCATCGCAATCAGTATATGCAATAGTAGCTGTCCCCCGTGAGATGAGAGCATTATATGTAACACATACGGGGGAATTGCAACATTCGTATGCTTGTACTTCCACCCAGTTCCCATGCTTGGGAGCCTTGTTAGCCCATATGTTACTGCCTGGTATGATCCTACCGTTTCCGTCATATCTGGCAAACTGTTTTCTAAAATATCTCTTGTTGCTCATATCTATAAATTTTTAATCGGGTGATGTAGTAGTAGTGGTGGTAGTGAGACTACATTCTTCTTTCGACAATTCCACCACACCAGGAGGAGCAATTGAATAACTAACAGCACAGAATGTAATAGGATCTGGACCATCAATGTAAACAGTATGTTCGTTTCCATAGCAGTCTTCATACCACAAAGTCACCATTGCTACAATTGAGCCGTGAGCAACATATTCCTTGCATGTGAGTTCTGCCGTAGTGGAAGTAATTGTTGTTGTAGGAGTGCAACATTCCGATGCTGGCACTTCCACCCATCTACCTACCTTTGGTTTACTCTTTCTCAATATTAAGCTGGCTAGTATGCTTCTGCCTGAGTAGTCTACACGCATATAAGCATGTAATCCTTTATCTAACTGTGTCGTTACTATCTTTAAATCTTTTACTGTTGTTACCATAGCCTATTTG